ATCCAGATGCCTTATGCATGGCAGAATATAATATTCTATTATCTATTTCTTGTGCATGTGCAAGTCTACGTTGTTGACTTGTTCTATTTAATTCATGTGCTTTTTGAAGAAGTCTAAAACCATATTCTTTTCCAGCAAGTCCTAATCGTTGTCCAAATCCAGCAAATAAATCTTCATTGATTTGTTGTGCAATATTTGGAATATTTGCACGAATATGGTTATATGAATTTTCACTCATACAACCACCCTTTTTATATTTTTTTGACTTATATTTCATAGTCTTCTCAAGAAATCAGAAAATAATCTAATAGCGTTTTCTTCTAAGTTTCTTCTTGATGTGCGTTTTAATTGTTTTTGATATGAAGCGATTTGTTGTTCTTTGAGAATACCATTATCCCAGATCCATTCTTTTCCTTCTAAAATTCCATTTACGAATGCATTTGGAGCAGAAGGATCAGCAACAATATCAATTGCTGCAAGTGTAAAGTCTGGTTGAACATAATTGACATTTCCCTCTTTCTTCAAAGATCCCATACCTCTTGAAGAAACACCTAACTGAGCACCTTCATCAATTAAATTTTTAACAATTTTACCCATTGGAGTATCAATAATTTTTGCTTTACCAATTATTTGATTTCCACTCTCATTTAGATTTGTAATAATGTGGGATACTCTATCTAAATTTACAGTTGGACCAGATGGGTGATTTAATTCACCAAGTGCTCGTTTTTTATCAACATATTCTGTGTTATATCTTCTCATCTCTTTGAGAAGAATATCTGGTTTATAAACTCTTCCATTTCGATTAACAACACCAGACTCCATCATTACACCTTTGATGAAGTAGTTCTTTCCACCCGCTTCGTTTGATTCTACGATTGTCTGGGTATCTTCAATTGTTTCTGTGATTAATTTCATGGAGAATCCTATTATGATTGATCTTCTTCGTCTTCTTCATCATCTTCATATTCTTCCTCTGCCATCTCTCCGATGAGATCAAGATATTGATGAGCAATTTCTTCAATTTCTTGTTCTGAAAGTTGTTCGCCTGTTTGCTCTTGAATTTCTTGAACAATATCACGAATATCATTTTCAAACGATTCGACTAAAGAATTTAGATCTTCATCTGGTTCATATCCAGCATTAATAACTCCTGCTTCAGTTGAGGGTGTTACTCTTTTCTTTTTAGATCTATTTGGATTTATAACATCAGTTGAATTTCTTTCAAAGAAATCTGCTAAAGCAGAAGACATTTGACCAGTATTTTGATAATCACTTAATGCTCCTGCCAATGCAGAACCATCAGGAATTCCTTCAGTCCAACCTTCTCCTTCTTGAATGTTATCTCCAAATGGTTCATATCCAGCATTAATAACTCCTGCTTCAGTTGAAGGTGTTACTTTTTTCTTTTTACCAGTTCCAACTGGTGGATTTTGTTGAAAATATGCTGCTAGTGCTGGAGACATTTGACCTGTATTTTGATAATCACTCAATGCTCCTGCTAATGCATAACCATTTGGAATTTCGCTTGTCCAATCTTCTTGAACTTTACCCATTTTTGCTTTAATTGCTCTATCTCTTGAACCTTTCCACTCATCGGTAGATGATTCAACTTTACCATCTTTATCATAATCTTTCTTTGCCATTTTTCCTTCATTAAAAACAGATGGTGCAAATTCTACAAGTTTTTCTTCAAGTGCTTCACCCATTTTAATCATGAGTGCTTCATTGATTAATTTTTGTGCAGTGTAAAGATCTCCAGTTTGAAGAGATTCAATAATTTCTTGTGCTTTCGACATTTTAATTTCTCCTAATTTTATTTATTTATTGTTGTTCTTCAGGATTTAAAAGACCAAGTTGTTGCATTTGTAATTGTTGTTGAATTTGCTTTTGTCTGTCAACTTCAATTTCCTGATCCATCTTGACCATCTCATCATCTGTTTGTTTGAGAATATTTTTACGAATATAATTAGTTGAGAAGAACATTCCGTTATAAGTTGCCAATGTATTTAACATATCAACTTTTTCTCTCAAAACTTCATTTTCCTTGAGATCTGTAAAATAGGAATCTTTGCTAAAAATTATACGCAAATCTTGATAATTTTTAGTCCAATCTTCTTCAGTCATAACACCACGAAGAATGCATTGTTTCTTTAATAAATCCATAAAAAGAACAGAAAATTTATTCTGTAATCTTTCAATAAATTTAAAGAATTTAACTTCATCTCTGGTGATTTCAGAACTTCTACCTAGATTAAATCCAGTCTGAACTTCCATTCGAGTGAGTGGAACATTTAATGCTCTGTATAATTTTCTTAATAAGTAATCAACATCTTCCATTTGACTTAAATTTTGACCACCTGGGAGTGTTGTAATTTCTGTTCCTCGACCACCTTCACGTCTTGGAATCCAGAAATCTTCTAACATAGACATATGATTTCTTTGATCTTTAATTTCACCAGTAGAAGCGTCATAAACTAATTTATTTTTATAACGATTCATTAAATCTTTAAGATATTGTTCTGCCTTTTGTTTTGGTAAATTTCCAACATCTACGTAAAAAATTCTACGCTCTGGTGCTCTTGAAATACGATAAACTACCATTGCATCTTCAGTTTGACGCAACATATTAAGTGGTCTAATTGCTTTATGTAAATGACCAATTACTTTTTTACTTGTATGATCGACAAATCCTTAATGGCAATAAGCAATTGAATCTGGAGTTATTTTTATACCAGCAGCAGTTGTAGTTGAAGGATAATTATTATTAATTTCAAAATCAGTATAAACATAATATTCTGAAACTTTTGAAACTAATGGAACATTTGTTCCATTTACCTTCTTTACTTGTTTTTCAACTTTACGAACTTTTCTAATCTTGATCGGATCAACTGCTCTCAGTTCTTGGATACCTTTTTCTGGATGTGTAGTATCTATGACTATTTGATAATATAGTCTACCGTCAACATACCATCTTCTAAAAATATCATACCCCTTATTTCCAAAATCTAAAAGTTTAACAATTTTATTAAATTCTTGATGAACTTTAAATTTAATATTATCTGATAAATCAGTATTATCTAAATCTAATTTTACAATTTTATTTTCACGATCAAAAACTATAGATTGTGTTACAATATCTTCAATTGCCATATCCACTTCAGGATATAATGACATGCTTCGATATTGATTAATAAGAGCATTTTCATCTATAAATGATCCACCAAAGTCATAAACCGATGACATAAATCCACCAGTTTCGAGAACTTGAGTGCCATCAAAATTATCAGGAGCAACAAAAGATAATGCAGAAGTATCAGAACCACTAAGTCCTGATACTTCTTCAATTTTATTATTACCTAAAGCAAAACCAAAAAGATCAGATATAAATGACATGTATTTTCCTTAGTTATATGGTTCCCAATAATCGTAAGCAATTTGAATACTAAATTCAGAAAAACTGTCAGATAGATCATAATTAAGAGGAACTGCACCAATATCAACTGGGAAGCAATTCTTTAACTTAATTGATTTGTTATAATTTGTTTCGGTTACAGTATCTCCAGCAGTTATATCGCTATAACGAATAACCCAATCAGAAGTTAAATTATAATTTAAATTATGAGCATTTCTTCCATCCATTGCTTCCATCCATCTTTCAAATCCTGTTCTAAGATCTTTCGATGGAATATTGCAATCATAGACTTGTATTGCCCAGTCCGTATAAACTCTTTCTCCTGAAAACTTAACAATTCTACCTTGCCGTGCAATAGGAATGGTTCCAATTGTAGAACCTGGAAGATCTGCTGCTTTAACATATATTGAAACATCATTTAGATCAGGCGCAACAACACCATCAGGCCATGCTGGATGTATTAAAAATCTATTCGGTCTTACACCAAAGAAGTTGTTTCTAAATTCGTTTAATGTTGGCATTTAATTAAATCCCTTTTTATTTATCAAAGAGTAGATGAAAGATCCTTATTTGTAAGGGTAATTGTGACGTAATTTACTGAAGTTACTGGTTTAATTAAAATATCAGCAACGAAATAGTTTGCTTCAATAAGTTCTGGAGTATTGTTAGATTCATCACAAATGACTTTATATTCAGATATACCACGTTGACCCACGATACGATCTAGGAAACCTTCAGCAGCAATCTTAAATCGTGAACGAGTTGAAGAATCATTTTGTTCAAAAAGAACTGCTCTTGCAACTGGAGCAAGTGCTTTCTTAATGTACATAAAGAGTCTAGAAACATTAACTCTAGAAAGAGTAGTTGTATCAGATGATCCAGTCTTGTCTCCAAAGAGAAGTGTTCCATCTCCTGGGAAAGTTATAACAGGATTTACTCTTGTAGAGTCACTGTAAAGTGCATCTTGTTCTGTTTCAGTAAGTGTTCTCTTAAGACGAAGAACATTCAATATTC